GAGCGCGATCTGAAGTCTGACCTTTAGCTTTGCTATTGTAGCGAGTTGGAGTAATGATGATTTCATTAACACCAAATGCGTCTAGAAGGACTTGGCGGTTGGTGTATGTTCCATTGCCATTGAAGATACCACGAACATCATCTGTGTTAATCATCTTATTAAAGAGAGATGTCTCAATGATAAGAGCGATATTGTCGTAGAAGCCGTGAGCGTTAAGACGCTCTACTGCGTTTTGGATATCTTGGATTGGTGTCGGAGCAGTTGTTTCAGATCCGTCGAATTTGGCAGTAGCAGGAGTGCCTGTGAAGCCTGCATTAGTAAGGGCGGCTGCACAACGAAGCTCATGGCCTACCATAAGGTTGCGTTGTAGCTTCTGAGCGATTGCGGCAGATGCGTCTGTTACGCCTGCTTCACTTGCGGCAGTTTCGTCTTCGTCTGGAAGAACGCCTTCAAGAGCATATTGAACAGTAGCATAAGTTTGCTTGTTGTATTCAAAGTCTTGGCGTGGGAATAATGACCCGGCTGCTCTTGCTTTAGAAGAGTTGTTGTCGAATTGGTCTGTGCCAAAGATAGGATACTCGCCAACTTTGCTAGAGACATTACGAACTGGGAAGATCTTAGTGCCTACAAAGTTGTTTTCCCCAATCTTGTTAAGGGCTTCCGATAGGATCGGATTGAATGATGTATTTGTATATAAGCTCACTTTATTAAAATGGGTTAAAGATTATTGAAAGAAAGCGATCTCGATTACATCTCCGTCATCGGCTGCGGCTTCAAGAGCTACACCGATACGAGTTGCTGACCCCAGAGATTTTTCAACCTTACCACCTGTGTGAGTAAAGACGTTATCTCCGGCTGCGATTGCTTCAGAGGCAGTCACATATGCTGTGCCACCTCCATTGATAAGTGCGATGGGAGTTGTTTCGCCTGCATCTGCGCCACGAGTTGTGACACCTACAACTGGCAATAGACTACCAGTTTCTGCTTTGACTACATCTCCGTCTGCTTCGATCTTTACGACAAGATACTCATCTAGAGCTTCGCCTGCCTTGAAAGAACGGATAGAATTCTGAACTGTTGTGCTAGAAGACATGATTATATATTATTATTGGTTAGAGTTTGAAAATTTGTGGCTGCTCTTTCCCTAGACGGATAGTAGCTGCAAATTCTGAAATGCCATGTTCTTTGGCAAATTCTGCGATTATTTTACTGCGGTTAGCTTTGCTTGGCTCATACACATCATCGCTTTTAGATCCTGCGACAAGTTCTGTGCCTTCGATTAGCTTCTCTAGCTTTACGACTTTAGAAGAAAGTTCTTCAGCCTTGGCTTTCATCTTTTCTTCTTCGTCCTTGTGGCCGGCAAGCTCTTCGTCCTTCTTAGCCATCTCCTCCTCATGCTCAGATACGGCTGCATCTTTTTCAGCCATTTCCTCCTCATGCTCTGCAAGTTTGGCTTTGAGTTCCTCGATCTCTTTTTTGAGAGCTTCAAGTTCCTCCTCTTTTTCGTCAAAGGACTTTTTGAATCCTTCAAGCTCGGCTTCAGCCGCGAGTTTCTCTATAGAAAATTGCGTAGCCTGCTCTGTAAGAGTAGCCTTCTCATCTTCCAGAGAATCATTTAATTCGATAAGTTCTGCTTTGGTCATCTTATGATTATTAGGTTTGTCAATTTTAGAAAATAGTCCTCGCTGATTGGCAGCAGGACTGTCTACGAAGTCTGCACTAGATACTTCGTCTACCCTAATAGAAGGATAATCAAACAAAGCATCATCTGGTCTTTCATCGGTGGTAACATCCCCCTCTGCTGTAGACCATGCGCTATTAGCTGAAAATACGATAGAGAGTCCAAATCTCTCTGGCATCTTTTCAGCCATTTCAAAAAGTCGGTTATATTTACGAGAGTCATCATCCCGGAAAGACTCAAATGCTTGGAAGTCTCCCAGTAATCTATCTCCTTTGATTCTGAAGTTGTCGAACATCCCTATCTCTCTAGTTAGTCGATCTTCAAAAAGTGCGCCCCGGTGGGTTATGTAAGCAGGCAATTTAGTGCCATCTAATTCGTCTTCTATGGTCTCTAACGATTTATTGTCTACATACAACCCGTGACCCTTGGCAGGGCCAACAGATATAAGAGACACGGCAGACATAGTTCCTGCTTCTTTGTCGATCTGCGTCTCCATCATAGAAGACGCATTAAATGCAAATTGAGTTGGCATACTATTCATCTTAGTTTTGTCAATTTCGGCTAGTTTTGATATAGCCCATTCTACACCAGAAGTTCCTCCCCAGGCATCCCACATCAATCCACCGCAGCCTTCTCCATAAGGCACATCTTTATGTTGTTGGTGTCTTTTGAATGAAGCCATCCGAGCAATGGTGGATCTGGTAATTCTTTCTTTGTTAGCTAATTGATTAGCTCTTCGCCATCCTACTGGTGTGCCACAGTCGTTATCTGGGTTCTCCTCTTTGTATTTCAAAGCCCTCTTAGCATTGTTACTAGCTGAGTCTGGATAGTCATTATAACTCTCCTGCATAGATATTCCAGTAGCTTTCCACGCTGCACACCAATACTGCGGTCTTACCGGGGCTTCAAACTTATGACAGTAATAACGATGCTCCTCAGTCTCCTCTAAGTGCGTGCAGTTTATACAAGCCTGTCCCTTAGTCTCTCCGTCTTTACGGCTCTTGCGATACTTCTCTGGCAAATTAGATGGGATCGCTTCTCCGTCTGGATATCTGCGATGACTGTCAGCCTGCTTTTTCTCCCCGGCTTGTGGATGGGACTTGGGTAATAAGTCTGTGTCGTGTTTGCCGCTTCTGTATCTAAGATTCCTAAGTGCATACAGAAAGCTATTTACCCTTGCTTGCGCCCATTGCTCTGGGCTTTTGACAGTAGGTCTTACACTAGAAGGGTTTGTCTTGTAAGCACCAATGCCCCGGTTAAATACTATTTTTAACTTACGGAGAGTGGTTTGCTTCTTTGCATCTGTTCCTACCTTCTCTCGATGATCCTTCAATTTGTTCTTTAGAGAAGTCTCTACCACCTTAGATACTTGGTCACTATTAGTCTCTAACTTACTGTCATACTTATATAGAGAAGAGCAGACTGCCATACGTTGCACGCGACTGGGGAAGTCGGCTACAGATGTAGGATCAGCCATACAACGATTTATGAAATCGCTCTTACTCTCCGTTTTCTTCGGTTTCGGTAGCGGCATTGCTTTCTGCGATATTCTTAGCCTCTTGTTCCGATAATCCGAAGACAGAGATTAAGATGTTTACGACTTGGCTAGAAGTAATTAGCCCCTCACCTAGTCCTCTTATTAGTTCAGATATAGCGGTTACTCCTCCTACACCAATACTGGTAATAAGTGGCTCGGCTGCCACCTTATCATCTGACTCTTCTCTTTGTGCCTTAAACAACTCTTGAGATGTAAGATCTGTGAAGTTGGCACTAGCACTTGTATTGTAAAAGTTCACTAGGTCATACCAAGATCCTAGGTTGAAATCCTTTGCTATCTTCTTAGCTTGGCTCAGATTCTGAGCTTTACGAATCATGACATCCTCTGCGGTATAGCCAAAAGGAGCAGTAATATCATCTAAAGACATAGCACCGGCACGGAAGTATTCCATGTCGGCTTTGACTTGCGCGGCCCTATTGATCCATCTAAATGCCGGGCGTTGCCACCGAACTGCAAATGGATCTCTGGCATCTCCAATGTCAATCTTACTTGTGGCGATCTGTTGGGATAACCACCGACGATAAAGCCGAGACATTACCTTGATCAGATCCGACTGATAGCTTTCTACAGTCTGCTGATATTGCAGAACTACACCTTGGGAAGCAGAAAAAGAACTGCCCCCAATATCCATAAGAAGAAACTCTAGTGGTATGCCTACTGCACTACCAACCTTGCGGAGCAAATAACTGACCCATTGGATGCCGTCTACATTTGGTCTGCCGTTAGCAGATATAACACTTACATCCTCGCCCGGTTCTAAGTAATGGAAGCGCCCTGGCTGAAACTCCTCTAGATTGCCCAGATCATCTTGATCACTTGCATCTAGTCTGTTCTGCAACTCAAATTCGTAAGAGTTCTCTCTCTTAACTGCGACCGCTAAAGAAGCACTTATCTTGGCTGCGATCATCTCGACGCGATCATATTCATCGCAGTCCTGAAGAGTATTTACGATTGGTGCAAGCTCTGGTATGCCTCGATATTGATTAGGTCTTATGCGTTTTAAGAATGGTATAAAGTCTCGGGCCGGGATTAGCCTAGTATCTCTTAGAGTTCCTGCTACTCTATTCCCTACTACATATGATATTGGTTTGCCCATATCATTTACCTCCACTCCGTTTTGGAATGAAGACTCTTCGTCCGTAGTGTTCTGACCAGACGGATTACCAATTCGTGAGCCGTCAATAAACTGAACCTGCTCTTTGCCGACAATTAACCCACAGTCTCCATAGTAGAGTAGCGAGTCTATCATCTGTTGTTGCATCTCTCGCATATCTAACATGCAAGTGACCTCTGGCATCTCAGAGAACTTGTTCCAAGCCTCTAAGATCCTAGAATCCGTGTCATCATCTCCGGTAGAGGGTTGCGGTATTATACCTCTGCCCACTATGTCTGATTTCCTCAACCTAGATAATGAGGCTACAACTGGATTGTTTCTTCGGAACTCTAAGCAGGTAGAGATAAGATTATTTCGGTCATAGTTACTAAGCTCTACTTCCTCAGAGCGTATGGGACTGTTGCCCCTTCTAGCCCTGTATCTAGTGTTAGTCACTGCGTCATAGCCTCTAAATGCCTTCTTAAATTGACTGAAAGCAAAGCCTATACGACTGGGTTTTTTATTTTTCTTAGCCATTAAAGTTCTGCAGAGTAATCCTATTACGCCCACGACCACCTAGGGTTCTGTCCTTTAGAGCGATTAGTTTGTCTAGTTTCTCTACTTGGGATATAAGGTCTCCCACATCTGCTAGAGAAAAGGTCTGGTCTCCTATGCTATAAGAGGTAATCCCATCTTCTGCTAGTTTGTTTATAGCAGTTAATAGCTTATCACGGATTGCAATAAGTTGAGCAGTAGTAGTAGTAGATGCCATCGCTATTCGGCAGATGTCAATATGCACGAAAAAGCCCCTTCCAACTGTATTAGTCGGAAGGGGCTGACCTAGTTACTATTACGCCACGATAGCCCTCACGGGCTTTCAAAGGCTAAATTAGCTAATTAGCCTTGTAGAAGGCTACTGCCTCTTCTAGAGGCATATGGTTGAGGCATATCCAATTATCTTTGAATATCTTATACATTTGATTATTAAACCAACCCATTTTGTCTTTGGTAATGTTATACCTCTTTTTACCATACTTGTAGTATCCACTCTTAGGGTCATCTTTCTCAAAGACAATCATAGAGCGAGACATAAGGCTCTTTACTTTCTTAGTAGTCAGATAATCATCTAGCAACTCTCCAACTGTTATGTCTAGACTGCCTTCACTATAACCCCTTGGGTCATACTCAGTCTCATAGGTAGTATTCTCCTTATGCCACTTGAATAGGTGTTCTAATTCTTTGTTCCACTCATTATGGCTGAGACCACACTTTTCGTGCCTATGGTGGTAATCACATCCTCCTATGCCATCGTTACCTACGATTGCGAAGGGCTTACCATCTACATATAAATCAGCAACAAAGTTGCTAGTTTCTTGAGATGCGTGTTCTGCGTATTTTACTTTTTTTAGTGCTAGTTTCATTTTAGTATTATGTAGTATTTTTTAGTATTTAGGTTATCGGAAGACTTCCGATAGGCACAATATGAGCGACAGGAAATGATGCAGTCAATACTATTTTGGTAAAAAATGTGAATTATTGGTGGGAAAAAGTATTGACCTCTAGAGCTTGGGTCTTTTGTATTTTTCTTATCGGAAGTCTTCCGATGACCTAAAATACTAAAAACACTATAATAAATATAAAATGCACACAATTAAATTAACTACTGAAGAAGTATTTGAACTTCTCCAAATTACTGGCTCTGTCATCCAAATAAATCGTGATGAAGACCTGTTATCAGCACATAAAAAATTAGCTAATATTCGTATGCCAGAATCTTCTGTTATTTATGACTACGATTATGAACCACCAATATATGGGCAGTAAATGCTCCGCCAAGCCTCTCTTCGGAGAGGCTTTTTTTATGCCCAGAAACTAGCACCAGTTGTAGATCTGCTTCTAGGTCTCTTTCTGGGCCTCTGCTCTTCGGCTTGAATTACTGCTATATCTCTATCAATACGAGCTATACCAATAAACTTAGATAACGCCCTGGCTAAAATCTCGCAGTCCCACAAGTGGTCTCCCTTACTTCTCTTGAGTTTCTTCACGACTTTTATGTGACCACTCTTGTCGGTCTGTTTAGTCCAATAGGTAGAGAATAATTGGTCATAATAGACTTTGGGAGTATCTGTGAACGTATAGAACCCAGACATCTGTCTGGTGCGTAAACGATCCATGTCCTCTTCATAGATCTTTTTATTCACATGCAGATACCGAATCTTTGACTTTCCGGCTCGGCCTTTGGTATCTCCAGTAAAAGGGTCTTTCATCTGCAGTCGGTATGGCTGCTCGCCTTGCAGATTTGCCCATCCCCTAGATCCAAACCACTTTGACCGCCTACGATACACCTCCTCATAGACCTCAGACGTTCTATCTCCTGCACAGTCAATGATAGCTGCGTGGCATTTATGTTGGTCGAAGGCTATATCTAATTCAGAGAAAGACGCAACTTGGCCATAATCTATTAGATAGCTTGTGCCATCCCGGTCAAAGCCTCGGACTATAAACCAGAAAGAATCGGTCTGGGTATCTACGCCCATTACCCGGAACTCTCCACGCAACTCTCCTCTCTCATAGTCTAATTCTAATTCATGGGCATCTGCTTGGTCTTGGTTTATCCAGTCTTCTCTCCAAGGCTCTGCCAAGTTACCTTGTATAAATTTTCTCAGTCCATGTGGAGAGGAGCTTACCTGCAGCCAATTTACCATAAGAGAGGAAAAGGTAATGGCAGGTGCATATAGCGAGCTTAGATGATAGCTTCTATGTTCGACCGGTGCATTTAAGTTTGTAGATCTCCACTCTCCATTTTTTACCATACTAGGCTTGTGGGCATCGAGGATCTCTCCATCACAAGATGGGCAAAGATACCTAGCGGAAGAATGAATCTTGTGAAAGTCGTAACTGCCATCTTCTAACTTGGCATCCTCATCAAAGGCTATCGAATAACGCAGGTTGCCAGACTTGTCTTTTTGCCTCCAAGTAAACTGGATATGCTCTTCACAATGTGGGCAGGGCATAAAATACTTTCGCTGATCGCCATACAAATACTCCTCCCAGATGCCCCCAGTTTCTTCTTTGGGCGTGCTTGTCTGGATTATCTTATATTCTCTTCTGCCCTTAATGCGTTCTAGGGCAGCCAGTCTTATGTCTGGGTCAATTTCATCAATTTCATCCAGAACCAAGTAGGCTACTGGTGCAGACTTAACATTATTCTCAGATCCTGCTCCTGCAAATGTTAGAGTGCAGGATAAAAACTCCTGGCGCATATTCGTGATTTTGTCTGTATCTACACGCCCAGATGCGGCACTTACAGGGCATTGTGATTTAAGTGGAGCGCAGTCATCTATGAATGGCAGCCATCTGCCTTTTGAGAAGTTCCGGGCGTTCTCAGCACTCGGCATAATCCACAATGTATCTTTAGGAAACTCACTAAGCAGATAGGCAATGCCTGCATACATGGTAGTAGTCTTACTAGACTGAGATCCCCAACATAGAGTGACCTTGTTAATGTTTGGATCTACAAGATCATTTAGTGGAGCTTCTGCATACGGAAAGACTTTGAGCGATCCCGGCAACTCTGATACATTGTCACGCAGCACACAATTATTGAAAGCCCATTCGACTGGTGGTTTCAATAACCGGGGAGCAAACAGTTTGCCTAACTCTCTATCTAACAGAGAAACCATTTTGGGAAGCAAACTTTTTTACATATGATTTCAAGTCCTTTGCTGCAGCATTTTTGAATTGTTTGGTCTTGCCATTAAATGCCGCCTTAAAAGCCCCAAATCCTTTTGCGTGCGGATTCAAAGCAGAATCTGATTTGCTTCTTAGAACAATACTAGCAAACAATTTACCCTTCAAAAACTTAGCGCCAATCGCTCTTTTGTGAGAGGCTACTATTTTAGCTTTTGTAGCAGGGCCACTCCCACGAAATGGAATCCGAAGTAATTTCAGCATGTATAAAAATGACCCCTGCGAAGATGCCAGACGCTCTCTTTTTACACCATAAATTATCTTCTGCTTCTCACGAAACTCTTTCAAGGCTTTATTAGCTCTAGCCTGTGTCTTTGTAGACAGGGTCTGTCCTGCAGGATTCTTCTTTCCCATTGGGCGAGGATCAAAGTTTTTTCTCAGTCTAATCCATTGCCCGGCTTTAGATCCTTGGGGTTTGAATATTAAAGATCCGTCTTTGGCTTTTCTAATCTTATCTCCTGCACTCGATACAAACCTTGTAGATAAAGAATTTAAGACAGATGCCTTCAGTTTAGCCACAGAGGTCTTTTTAGTCTTTTTGGCTGCGAGTGTTACGATCTCTCCAGTTACGGCTTTCAAGACCTTCTCATAGCTCGCACCAGTCTTCTTCTCCAGAATACGCATCATCCGATTAAATTCATCGGTGTTTAATTTCATCTGCGTCTTCATATAAAATAGACCAGTAGTAAAGAGAGATCCTAGCAGGTGGATTAAAAGGTAAACACGACTAAACCCACTTGCGTCTTAATAGCGAGACTACCCACTAGGAAATAATTTTTCTATCTCACTAAAAATCCTTTCGTCAATTCCGTTACGTATAGCTAATTCTGCTATGTTGGGATTGGATGGATTGGCTTGTGCCGCAACTTGCCTGGGCAAAGAATCAATCAGCCTTCTAAGAGGTGTTAAAAGTTTTATCAGTTTCTCTGTAGCCTCAGATTCTGGAATTAGGTTATCTCTCTTCTGTTGTAACTCTAGCTCCCGGATTTGAGCCATCGCAGTCTCCCTACGCTCTTGGGCGGCTATGAGCTTTGCTTTAAGATCCGCAATATCTGCAGCCGTATACTCTTTGCCATCTATGGCGATCCTACCTCCACCCTGCTCTTGTGCGTTAGCTCTTGTTGTGACCCAAACCTCCCAAGCCTCGATGTCTTTTTCTTTTGGACAGTCTGGGCTTTGTTTACGCCACTTACAAAGAGTCTGAGGAGTCACACCTATTCTCTCAGCTATCTCTTTCCAAGTTTTGGCGTTTTTCATTTTTTGTTATTTTTATTCAAAAAGGTTTATTTGAAAAATTTCGTAAAAACGCAGAGGTGCGCACGCGACT